ACCACTACCAATAACTTCCGGAACATCTAAAAACTTCTTAGCCACATCTCTTGCAGCATCCACTTTAGAGTAAGTCTGATAGTATGGTGTCAACTCAAACTGAGCAGCTGTCCCTTCAGGGTGTTGTTTTTCCCATTTTTGAAACTCAGCTGCGCGATAATATGCAGTACGAATATCTTGCATATTCTTGGCTAAATTGGCCATGTGTGATTCATAGGTAGTCTCAACACCAACACCCTTAGCAGGCTTACCAAGTTGCAAGTCAGCGTTAGTCAATCGACCACCAGCACCTTGCACTAAGTTTTTAGCCCAAGCAGCTTGTGCTTCAGCAGCACCTTGGTCAATGTTTTTAAAGTGTGTATACAATGGGCTGTTTGAAAACCAAGTTCTAGCAATTGCATGGTGCTCAGAAGGATCGGAACTCAAAACAGGAGTTACTTTAGCTGCTGCAGAACCCACAAAACCACCAGCCAAGTTAAACGCATTTGAATTGCCTTTTGAGGTGTTTAACAGGCGGTCATACTGGTCAAAAGTTTTTTGAGTTGTATCAAGGCTGTCACGGTATTCGTTTTTCTTATTGGTATCTTGCTCTGCTGTTTTAGTAGATTCAGTTCCAATACCTTCAGCGCGTTTTGCTTGACGGGTTTTCCATGCGTCTACTGCAGCATTATATGATGCCATATCACCAAAATTACTCAATTGCGGCATCGGTTCAGTTTGAACTTGAGCAGGTGCTAGAGCAGCTTGGGCGGATGAAATTGGTGAAAGAGAAGCAGCAGGAGCAGGAGCAGGAGCAGGAGCAGCAGGAGCAGCAGGAGCAGGAGTGGCTTGCCCTGGCAACATTCTAGTATTGTCATCCCATTCGTTTTTAGGCAACATCTTAGTATTATCATCCCACTCACTAACTGCAGGAGGATTAGCTGCGCCAATTGGTTTAACAGGAGCGATTGTAGAAGGATGTGGTGGCAACGGTGCTGTTTGGTTTGTTGCAGCAGGAGCTATACTTACTGGCTTACCACCTAAAAGGCTTTGTGCAATTGCTATGGCTTTTTCTCTGCCGCCATTAGCGTTAGCAGCTGCGTCACTAATTGTTCCTGTCTTAAGGAATCTTGCAGCACCATCAGCGCCTAAGAAGTGTGCTAAATCTAAATTCTGAGCATTAGTTTCTACGCCTAACTGTGACAAACGATTACCTGACAACTGGCGATAGGTATTAAATGCTTCAGTCTGCTCAGCAGGGGTGAGTGAAGTAATTGCACGATCTTTAAATTTAGGATTAGTGGCTTGAATGTCTTGGTAGGCAGCTTTAGTGATACCATAAGTACCGTAAGCAGAACTCTTAGACAAGTCATGGTAGCCAATGTTTGGATTAGCACCAGATTCACTACCAGCAACACGCGCAGCAGCATCACCAGTAACTTGGTTTCCTGTAGCAGCTGAAGGGGCCTGAGCACTACCAACTTGTGGTGCAGCAACTTGACCTTGTGCAATCACACGACCATCTGGCAATTTTCCAGTAGCTTTAAACTCTAAATATTCATTAGGAGTCATTGTCACCATACCAACTCTACCGCCGGGACCTACTCCTGGAATTGGATACGGTTCCGGTTTGTTACCGGCAGCCTCATATGCGCCCTTAGACTTATTACCATAGTTTGTTTTAGCTGCATCAGCAAGAATATCTAGCCTACCTTGGTGGTCCCAAGCTGGTAATGCAGACATTCTAAGTTGAACGTCTGGGTCGTTCATTAATGCAGCATGCTGTGAAGCAGTACCAGCAGCTCCGGGAATTGTTGAAGTACCTTTTAATAGACCTTCAAGTTGCTGTTTAGCTATTTCGTTTTGGGCTGCAGCACTGCGATAGGTAGCCATTTGACTGCGAATACCCATAAGCTCTTTGTCTTCGGCATTTTTTACAATGGCCCGTTGGTTTAATGCTTCGCTAGGGCCTTGTGCACCACCAGCTGTCCAAGCTGCGGCATCTTTTAATCCACCCATAAACTGAGCCATCGGCCCAGTACGTTCGTCAAGCATTTGCTGCATACCAGAAAGAATGCTAGCTGTCTCAGTTGGGTCCAATGGAACTTTACCAGTAACAGTTGGTTCACCAGCAACCCTAGGTGCGGTTACAGCAACAGTACCACCGTCTGCGTATTTTTTAATGTTGTCTAAGCCTGCCATAATTCGTCCTTAAACGCCTAAAAATGAAGATGATGTTGGATCAGATTGTACGTTTGTTATATCTGGAGTATTGGATACGTTTTGCAAAGCCGCAGCTTGTGCAGCAGCGTTCGGATCTGTAGAAGTTGGTAATGTAAATGAATTTCCAGGGGTGGGTGTTAACGCACCACCCGGAGTTGCGCCTGTAGCAACTGCGGTAGAATTAGGCGAAAATAAACCACTTAATAAACTAGATAGACCACCACTATACCCTAGATTACTTAACAAACTATTTGTTCCGGCAACGCCACCAGTTAAGGCACTTCCTAAAGCGCCGATTTGACTTAATGCTGAACCTTGAGTTTGCTGTGACGCTGTAGTTGGTGCGTTTACTGCATTTACTAAGTTTGCGTAATTGGTTGCGCTTTGGAACGGTGCATTCATTTGAGCTGCACCAGTTGTTAGGCCAGAAGAAATACCTTGTGCACCAACGTTACCCAAACCGGTAGCAGCTGAAACGCCTTGCTGTTGGTTTTGTAATGCAGATTGCATCTGTTGTGCTTGTAAATTAGCAAGCGCTTGAGATTTAGCAGTGTCAACCGCTGTCTGTCCACGAAGACTGCCGAAGTTACCCGAACCAATTGCCGCACCTTCTGTACCAGAAGTAAGTGACGGAAGCATTGTGTTCAGTTGATTTGTTTGAGCTTGGAACAAACCACCCATGGCAGTGTTAATGTTTGGTGTTACTGTGCCAGTTTGTTCATTAACAATCCAAGGATTTGCCGCGCCAGTGGCGATCTGGTTTAATGTACCTTGAGATTGAGTAAATGGATTAGCTGGGCCTTGTAGTGTGTTTACCGCGCCCTGAGCAACCGTGTTCTGAAATTGCGGAGCAGCAGATTGCGCTGTACCAGCTTGATTAATAATATTTTGCTGCGCGGTATCGTACCAGCTTGGTAGCGTGGTTTGTGTTACCGCTGTGTTTGACAGCGCATTATTTAATCCTGAAGATCCTGTTGTTCCCGCCATTATGCTCTCGCTTTATGTTTTGCTTCTAATAAATAACCCAACGCGCCCTTGCTGTCGGGTGGTAAATGTTTTGCGTCTGCTTTACGCTTGTGATCTCTAATTGTTTTTAAAAACTCATCTAGTACTTTAGCGCCACTATCGTTGCTACCATTACCCAAAGATGATACCACATCAGCAGGTATAACAAACTCACCGTTTGCCAACATTGCTGGAATACTATCGCTTGTGCCATCACCAGCACCAGTAACGTAACGGTTGTGGATTGCATTTAAACCACCTTCACTAAAGAACTGTGGATTGTGGCCTTCAGGTAAAGTTCTTGCTTCAAAAGGTATATTACCACCATCAGCTAAATGTGATGCTTGCGTCAATGCAGCTCCATCTATTCCAAATAGATCAGCATGTTTTGTTTGGCGACCATGTAACAGCCCTTGAGCTGCTGGGAACGCGGTAGAACCACCGTCAGCCATGTGAATAAGTCCACCATTGGCTGCGTTTTGAATTTCAGCCAACGATTGTGGATTATATGTTGGTTGCTGGTATGTATCTACAGGCACATCATATTTTGATGCCAATGGGGAGGCAATCTGTGTACCCTTAATTGTCTTAGCTACTGGCAAAGGTATGCCTCCTAAAGTTTGTGATGTTCCTGTACCGCTTAATGTACTTAATCCGGTTCCGTATGATGTTGAACCAGTGCCAGTGGATGTTGCACCGACACCCGTAGATGTAGTGCCAGTTCCGGTTGAAGCTGTTCCAGTTCCTGTGCCAGATACACCACTAAATCCTGATGTTCCGGTTGCGGCAATACCCGATGTACCACTAAATCCTGATGTTCCGGTTGTGGTAATACCCGATGTACCACTAAATCCTGATGTTCCAGTTCCAGGTGTACCTGCAACAGCTGTACCTGCCGAAGTAGATTGACTTCCGTTTGAGTAGGTAGTTGTTATGCTGCTATCGGGGTTAGTGACTTGACTAACAGGAACAGGTGTAGTTACAGGTGTAGTTACAGGTGTAGTTACAGGTGTACTAGCTGCAATATCAGCTGGTGTTGTAACTGGTGTTGTAACTGGTGTTGTAACTGGTGTTGTAACTGGTGTTGTAACTGGTGTTGTAACTGGTGTTGTAACTGGTGTTGTAACTGGTGTTGTAACTTGTGTTGTAACTGGTGTTGTAACTGGTGTTGTAACTGGTGTTGTAACTGGTGTTGTAACTGGTGTTGTAACTGGTGTTGTAACTGGTGTTGTAACTGGTGTTGTAACTGGTGTTGTAACTTGTGTTGTAACTGGTGTATTAGCAATTAACGACGCAACAACATCGCTTGGTGACACAGTGCCACTACTTGGTGCAGTTTGTTGATCAGTTGTAGTTGGGACAGTTGTGGCGCCAGCTGCAGAACCGGTTTGCGAAGTAGTTGCTGTTGTAGTAGGTTGTTTTGTAGCAGGTTGTGTTGTAGCCGCTGGCGGTGTTGTCGTTGGCGCAGGGGTTGTTACAGTCGGCTTCGCAGCATTTGGTTGTGTTGCCTGTATAGTAGCGTCTATAATATTTACAGGGATATTACCGCCGTAAGTTGACATACTACCTTGGTCGCCAGTTGCAGGAACAATTTTACCCGTACCAGCCAGTTCAGGATTATTAGCACCAGTAATAGTAATATTATCAATATTGTTGCCGTAAGCATATGACTGAGCTTCCGCTGGGGTGTATCCAGCAGTTATAGCTGCTTGGTATGCTTGGTCAGCAGTTGGTGTGGTTCCACTAATTGGTGTACCACCAGCATTTGTAACTGTTACACTACTACTTGGTGTTGTTCCGGGTTCTGCAGCACTTGCACTCGGTATAATTGTATCAAGTACGGCTTTAGCAGCATTAGTAATTGGGTTAGATGGTGTTGTTGTAGTTTGGTCAGCAGAGCTACCAGCTATATTTGCAGTCGGAGCTTGTACAGCAACATCCGGAGCATTTACACCACTAACTAAATTACCACTGGCAATTTGATTTAAGTTAGATAATAAACCACTGTACTGCTGTGTTGTGTTTTGCAATGCAGTTTGAGCAGCCGTGTAATTACCTAATTGAGTTTGTAAAGCAGCATCACTTGTTTTATATGTTTGCTGCAATGGCGCAATTTGAGTATTGTACAAATCAGTTAACGATGTATTTGCTGTATTAAACGCAGTATAAGCATCATTATACTTAGGTATTAAAGTATTTAATTGTGTTGCAGCATCATTAACTGCATTGTATGCAGTTGTGTTTGACGGATTGGCTTCGTATGCTGCCTTATTAGTATCATAAGTATTTTGCAGCGGAGTGATTTTATTATACAAATCATTTGCTGTTGTTTGCAAACTAGTTACATTTTCGTAAGCAGGTTTGTATGTATTAGTAATTGCAGTATTTAATGCTTGTTGAGCAGCATAAGCATTATCATAAGTAGTATTTGTTGCCGTAGCTTGTGATGCCAAAGCAGCATTTTGCTGAGCAATAGTCGGCTCTAAAGCAGAAGCCTGACTACCAATTGTTTGTGCTTCTTGCGATAATTGCTGACCTAATACGGTACTAGCTGGATCTACAGGGGTTTGGGAAACCGTTGGATCATATGGTGATGTAGATGATGGGTGTATACCTAAATTCGTTAATGTCGGAGCAATTAACGAATTTAATCCTGAACCAATTGCGTTACTAGCTGCACCAATTGCACCACTTAATGCACCAGTTGTTGGATCGCCACCTTTAATGGCAGAACCTAAAGCGCCGGTACCAGCACTAGTCGCAATATTAGATGCAGTTGTACCAATATCTGGAGACAGTAAAGAACTAGCAGCTTTTGATAGTTCACCCAAACCAGAACTTAATGCCGTATTTTCTAATATGGTAACTGGATCTGCGCCTGCTGCAATTGACTTTGAAGCACCAACTAAAGCAGCGGCCATCGGCTGCGCTACAGCAGAACTCACACCATTGGCGGCTAATAAATTAGATACATCTGCCAAAGAAGCGCCAGTTAAACCACCCATTAAAGCACCCGATAAAATACCGGTTAATGGGTCAGTTCCCCTAATAGCACTATTAATACCACCCATTGCGCCACCAGTTAATGCACCAGTTTGGGCTGCACCTAACATAGATGCTACAGCTGGAGATAATCCTGCGCTAGCTGCAGCGCCTAAACCTAGTCCAGCAGCAGCTTGTGTTCCAGCAATACCAGCTGCAGTAGAACCTGCACCGCCAAGTATTCCGCCAGCTCCACCGACACTGCCAGCAGTAAGTCCAGTTCCTGTTGCGCCACCTAAACCAGCGGCACCTGTCATACCTTCCGAACCAGCTACTGTAAGTCCGGTTCCGGCACCCATGTCTGCAGCAAATAATTCCGGAGCTGCGTACGGTGCCGCAATAGCCAAAGCAGCCATTCCTAATGTAGCCCACCCCCCTGGAATTGTAGAACGAACTGAACTGTCTAGCTGAGCTCCAATATTGCCAATAGCCGGGCCAGGATCAATTTTAGCTAAAACATCACTAACGCTAGACACAGCATTGTTAACAATATTAACAGGATTCCAGCTACCGCCACCACCTTCAAGTGTCATCTCACGACTAAATGGCCCTCGCCCATTACGGGGAGAAAAAGCATTTATCGGGAGAAATGAATCAATCCCATATCTCATACTGGGGCCATCCAAGTATATGCTGGGTTATCAGATTTTTGAACTTTAATTCCAATACTTTTTAAAATCTGAAGCGTTTTTTGTAATTCAGCATCTTGAGCATTATTACTTTTTCCGTAAACTTTCTTAATATCAGACTGTTTAATTTTGGAAACAAAATACTTTAATGAACTTTTAATTTTTGCTGGAGTATCTACAGTAAAGAGGTGTAATTCAACACAATTATTTGGGACCGGAATTAATAGTAATACTGAATTATTGTTTTGTAGCAACATACCGGCGTGGCTTGACACTAATTTATTAATTTTACGCAGCATAATATCGGCGTTTGCGCCATATTTTTGTGCTTCTGCAGTAATAATTTGAGATGGTGTCATTTTATATCCGAGATGTTCCTATATACACTAATACGCATTTTTTGAGCTTTATGCCCCGATTAGTGGCTCTTGCCGTTAATTATCAAGGTTACTTCTTTGGCCCAGTCTTGCCAGTTTTCAAAGTCATCTGGAGTAGGCACAGGGAAGGCAGCAAAGGTAAAAGTACTAGCAATTACCGATGCTGTGTCTTTCCAGTTTTCTTCCGGGTGATATGGTATGTTTAATTGGCCGTAATAAATAATAAAGTTACCGTTCCAATCTTCCCAGCTTGATAGTTCTGGTACAAAAGGAAAGAACTGCTGGTTGTTCTTATTGACGTAAATCGTCATGGCCGCTCGTCACCAAATTCGCAGGTAATAAGGTTACGGCCCATCTCATAATTACCATCAATTGTGTTAGATTCAAACTTTAATCTAATTAAGCGATGCTCAACCCGAAGGTCAATCTTGCCAGTATCTTGTGTAAAGTAGTATGGCCCAGAATCTTCTTCCATGAGACTAGATGCAAACTTACGACCCAAAATAGTCATGGACATGGTGCCGGTTTGCAAGAAATTTGGCTCTACACGACGTAAGTGCATGCGGCGGTTAATACCCACCAACCCATCTTGACTCGGATTACCTGTTAACCAACCAATATCGCTGGTAGTAATGCTAGAGTACACAGCAGTTTCGGTGTTTAATCCAACAGCATTTTGCCCATATTCGTGTTGCCAAATTGTAAAACCACCGATTTGCTGATACACTAAAGCGCCCGGAACTACTGTAATAGGTGATTCCTCAGTAAAGGTTACTAGCGTAACACCTGGTGCTCCGATAGTTGTATTGATCGTATATACTGCGGAACTTACTTGGTATGTGGAATTATAATCTGCTGTTTTATCAAAAGTGATAATTGTGCCCGGACTAAACACAGGTGTAACATCTCCAGCGATATACATTTGATCAGTGGTTGGGGCTGGCAAACTAGCTGGATGAGCTATTACAGTATATGGTTGACTAAAGGTGGGTGTGTAGTTCCAATCAGCCCAGATAGGTGTTGGGAAAATCTCAGTGGTATATCCGCAAGAGCGTTGCGCACCTACTGCTGAACCAGCATCGTACCACAGCTTATCTTTAGTATTATAGATAATTGCGTCAGTGCACTCTGTAGCTGTGCCACGTGGATAAAAGAACCAAATCTCGTTATAGCGTGGAACCTTAGTGGCCCATACTTTTTGACGTTGAGTGTAGTTGATGTTATCGAACAACCAGTTTACGTTCTTATCATTTGGCACCACTTGAACGCTACCATTGTAGGCATAGAAACGATCAACACCCATCCACCAATATACACCATCCATCTCTACTACAGCGTTAGATGACATGATTGAGATTTGGCTAGAAATAATATCGTAATTCCAATATTGACTAGTAGGTGTTGTACTAGAAGCCGAAGAGTTAAATGAAACACGAATTAAAGAATCTGTTGCCCAAAATAGACCAGCTGGAGAATTGGTGCCTCCACGCATTGGTATACCTTTAACAATCTTGGAAGACGATACGTTGGTTTGGTTAGCTAACGGACCATTCCAATCGTAAAAGTTTTGTTGCAAATAGGTGCTGCTTACATTGTTGTTTGCAATATAGCCATGAGAACCATATACAAATATAAATGGATATAGCACACAAACACCACCATCGACACTAATAGGCTGATATGTTGGTGCTGTGCCCATACTATCGGATAAGCCGCTAAAATTCCAAATATTACCAGCTGATGGTGCAATATTTCCAACTAAAACTTGTGATGGAACACCATTATCAATATCGTTAAGATTGTATCCGGGGTGGGCAAATAGAGAAAGATTACCACCCATTGGGCTAAACTGAGAATCAAACTGCCAAGTAATACGGTAAGGCCCATTTTCTGGGTCTTCTGTAAATACCGGTGTATTGTTTAACCAAACATTTGTGGGGCTTCCAGTAATTGTAGTAGTGACAGTTACTGTCGTATTTGGGGATGTGTAGGTTGGTGTGCCAGTTGTAGTATAGTTTACTGGAGAAGTCTGGCTGAAAATTACTTTTGTGCCTGCAGGAAAACTAGACCTTACATCACCAGCAATTACAAATGTGGTGGTTGTGTGGGATACTAAAGTAAACTGTACAGTGCCGGGTAAAATATTTGCTGTAAATGGTCCCGCACCAGTGCCATAGTTAATACCGCAAGTAAATACATCAAGCTCTTGATATGTGCCAGCAAAAATGTAGTTAACACCGTTGTATGGTTGTGACACCATGCCGCGATAGATGCCTACGTTACTAGTAAATAGTGTACGATAGCCACCCATCTTTTTAGGGTCCCCACGTTGAAACCGGCACCACACACCGTCGGTGTATTGATCGTTTTGAAACTGAGTACCGTCGCGCTTAATCCCAGCCGGAATTGCTAGGCTGTAGATTGACGTATATTGTGAGGTATTTTGTTGCTGATTATCAGCTGCCATTTAGAACGTTCCACCACTAAATGTTGTTGCTGTAAGTCTTCCGTTTACTGTTACTACTGGGGCAGATAAATTGGTTGCGTTAATATCTATAATTTCAGTACCGTTTGCTGCAAGTCCTAAAATACTGGTTCCTCCTAAGTACATACCTGTAGCATTGTCATTTAAAAATGAATATGATGGAGCGCCTGCAATACCGTTAACTGCTTTAAAAGAGCTAGATGACGAAGAGTTTAAAATATATAAAAACTCACCATCGCTTAATATGGTATATGTATTACCGGTTGCCAAGGATAAAGGAGATTGACTACTTCCTTGATTTTGGAATGTTACAGCGTAACCAGTTTGGTTGGTATTATTAACTAAAATATATAGCTGAGTAATAGCTGGAAATGTTACAGCTAAGGTCTGAGTACGAGTACCAGATTGCGCTACGTATGTTTGAATAATTGGGGCATTAGAAACTAAATTAAGTGTGTTTCCAACAATAGCATCAACGTCGTATGTTGCTGATGTAAATACTACGTTGTTTGGTGTAACCCAACCAACAGTGATAAAACCACCTAAGCTATAGTCATAGAAAATAAACCCAGAATCACCGGGGTTGGTGACAATGGTTGGGTTACCATTGATCAATTGTGGGGAACTTGGAGCAAAAGTTAACGCACCAGTTCCACTATTTCTAAATCCAATAAACCAACCACGAGAGAGTGTTGAAATGCTAGGCAAGTTAAAAGTACCGACACCAGATGTCCAGTTGTAGGTTGCTGCGCGGCTTGAATCTGTTATGGTTGGTACTACAGAAACATCAATAATATTTTGAGTTGTTGCCAATTGACCACTTACTGTGGTCAGACCAGCTCCAGCCAATGATGCTGCATCAGCAGAGGATGTGCCGGTACCAAAGGTCACATTGTGCCAAGTACCCGCCACTGTAGAATTATCTACTAAATAGAAATACTTTGATACTCCTGCAGCGATAGTAACCGAATTGCCACTTAAAAAGTCAGTTACGATAAATGAATTTGATCCTAAATTGCGAAATAGGATATCTGCACCTACAGTACCTTGGTCGCCCTCAGGAAGTGAAATAGTTAATCCACTAGTAGAAGGGGTGCAGTCAATAATACGAGCAGCTGGAATTTCAGCGCTGTTTACTGTGCTAGGCCATGAAAGCTGTGTGTTTGTACTAAAAGCTAATGCGTAATAAGATACGTCTGTTGGTGTTACAACAGTGCCTGTGAATGGTGAGGTATAAACTGGAGTTGTCATATATTAAGGTTCCTGAACCGAGGTATTGCGATCCACACGACGAGAATTGTCTTCTTTCTTGAGTGCAGCAAGTGCGTCTGTATAGTATCCCTTCCAGACAGGTAATTTATCAAGTGCCTTCAAATAGCCTTGAGCTTGTAATAAGGCACCGTAGAGCATGGCCTGAGGTGCAATGGCTGTCCATAAGTTTTGCTGATTAGAGGCATCTAACGGTTGAATCTCAGCGTAGTAAATAATTTCTACTGGATAGCTTTGGTCCGGTACCGGAGCAAAATTCCAGTTATTGTAATCATAGTCTGCATAATACAAAGGCTGACCAGTAGAAGATTCCGACTGGTATTGTGCAATATAGTCTTGACTGCGTAACAAGACTGGCTGCCCGTTAATCTTCATAGAAACAGTTTTACGCCAACGAGCCGGTTTATTTAATACTGACACGTTAGATGTAAGGTTAGTCTCAACCACAATAAGCTGTAAGAATGTCTTTAACTCAGCTGCAATAGATGACTCGGCCAATGCAATTAAGTTAGGAATCTGTGCCACAAAGTCAGCGTCATTACGCTCCATATATTGCTGGATGTTCAACACCAGCGAGTCATACGTCATTATTACGCTCATCTTGTGTAGTAGCTTATATTAGGTTGGAAATAGATTGGAGACTTGTCACGCTCTTCATTAGAGGCCTGCATGAACAGTTTTCCGGCTTGTGTTTCAAGATACTGGATGCGTGTCATATCAACGCCAGGAAGCTGCATAGATAATTTGTGTGACAAGCTAGCTTGCACAGAAGTAATCCAGCGATCTGGCACATAGATTTGGTTGGTCAATGAACCAACATCTTCCATTTGTTTTTCAACAACCAACTGAAACATCTGATATGGGTTATTAGGAACAGGCCAAAGATACATTGAAGGCTCGATAGTACGGTCATACCAGTACTGTAATGAGCGGACAGATGGGAATTGTTTGTTTGGTAAGTTCCAGTAGTCGTCGCGGTTTAGTCGAGCCAATGGAATAACTTGTTGACTGGTTGAAAATACTACTTGGCGAACAGAGTAGCTAGTTGCTACAGTCTCGCGCAGGCGCCAGTAGAGGTGTGGCTCTGTAGTAGAGATGTTGTAATACTGCCACTGGTAGTCATTCATTGTGATAGCTGGAAACTGTTCTTTTAAGAACCAGTTTGTTCCATCATCACTGTACTCAAACGCTAGGTTATAGGTTTGGGTTGTGTTTGGTGCGTAGGCATTCCAACCAACATAGTACACGCTTTGTGACTGCTGATAGGTAGAACCGAAATAGTTTGCGTAACCTAGTGTAGAGGCTGGTGTACTTAGTGTTGGGCTAAGGTCAAATGCTGCTGGAGACTCTGGATTATTTGCTGGAAGATACTCAGAAGCCTGGATATTCTGGATGTATACCCAGTTAGCTTCACGAACGTCAATTGTTGTTTTTGGCAATACTAACTGTTGCTGCTGTGTGAGGGCGCCGTAAAGTTGATTTTCTAAGAGCCAAAGATTAACACCTAAATTAGATAGGTTTTGCAAGTTGTAAAACAAGGCTTGCTTGCCAGCTTGAATATACTCAGGCGTGATTTCTTCTGCAGTCTTGCCTGCATCACGGAACGCATA